GGTGCTTATATACCTACAAAAGAAATGGGTGGAGGCAGTGGTCTTAAATACGCTGCAAGCACAATCATCTATCTTTCCAAGAGTAAAGAGAAAGATGGAAAAGAAGTGATTGGTAATTTAATAAAATGTAAAACAGCTAAGTCGAGGTTAACAAAAGAAAATGCACTTATTACAACTAGACTCTTCTACGATGAGCGTGGATTGGACAAGTATTACGGGCTACTGGAATTGGGTGAAAAGTATGGAGTCTTCCAGAAGCGGGGTAATAGGATTGTTGTTGGTGAATCTTCCGTTTATCCTTCTGCTATTCTTGCCAACCCTGACAAATACTTCACCGAAGGAGTAATGCAGCAACTTGATGATGCTGCTAGAAAAGAATTTACTTATGGAACTTAGAGAATACATCAAGGTTTACGACGATATAGTTGACCCTAATGTCTGTAAAAATGCTATAGAGTTGTTTAGTAAAGATGCATCAGTAGTGCGTCTAGAAAAACCACAGATGTCATCACTTAATATAACTGTCAGGTCTGAGAAAGATAAAGACCATGATTGGAGTGTGGTGCAATCAGAATCTATCATGGCAATCAAGGCATGTGCACAGCAGTATGCTATGGAGGTCAAGGTGGATAAGTATTGGCCAACGCAGAATAGTTTAGAGCAAATTAAAATGCATAAATTTTCTGCAGAAGAAGGAGATAGTTTTCCTACACATATTGACGTAGGTAACTATGACTCTGCTAGAAGGTTTGCAACCTTTGTTATCTTCCTTAATGATACTGATGATGGAGTATACTTTGACACTCTAGACTATAAGGTAACTGCAAAGACAGGTAGAATGATGTTGTTTCCATCTTCATGGCAGTATCCATACTCAGATTTACCACCAACAACAGACGATAAGTATATGATAACCACATACTTACACTATGTTTGAATTTAATACTCATCCACCAATGGTTTCTCATGTGCAGGGGTCACCAGTGTATATCATTGATGATTTCTATAAGTATCCTGAGGAGGTTGAGGATTTATTTTGGGAGAATGAATTAAGATATCACAAAGAAGATGACCCAGGTTACAATGGTAAGTTATTCCATGACATGAGACATCATTTTCCGAATGATGACCTGTGGGAAGTTGGTGATTATTTACTTGATATATGTGGTGCAAAGTATCATGGGTCAGGTCGTGATTGTTTGAGTAATGTATTTGAATATGAAGGTAACGACCACATTGATAACTATTGGTATCCACATCTAGATGCAGGGTATACCGCATTGATATACTTTGAGGGCACAGGCACTAACTTGTATGCCACACCCAATCAGTTTGAAGTTGAAGACTGCGATTCAATACCAGAGCATGTCAAACCATGGCGGTCTAAAGAAGATTATGAATTGCTGTTGACATTCGAGGGCAAGTACAATAGACTCGTATTATTCAACGGAAAGAAATTTTATCACGGAGCAGATATTTACTACTCCCCAGTCAAACGTTTCAACCAAGTTTTATTTTTTACAGATGAGCCTTAAGATAGAAGAAGTAGCACTAAGTAAACTTATTCTAAAAGAAGATTATGCAAGAAAGGTTTTACCATTTGTAAAACCAGAATACTTTGATGCATTTACCAATCGTGTCCTCTTCGAGACGCTTAGTGAATACATTAATAAGTTTGATACTACACCTGAGCCTAACGCTCTAAAGATTGAGATAGAAAAGAGAAAAGATATTACTGATGACATCTATAAAGACATTGAAAGTTTCTTAGATAACCTTGATAAAGACCATTACAATGATGAATGGTTAGTTGACACTACTGAGAAATGGTGCAAGGAGCGTGCTATATACTTAGCACTGATGGAGTCCGTTAAGATTGCTGACGGACAAGATAAAACACGTACAAAGGATGCTATACCTAGCATCATGTCTGACGCACTAGGTGTGTGCTTTGATGAATCCGTTGGACATGATTACATTTCAGACTCTGATGACAGATACGATTTCTACCATAGAAAAGAAGAAAAAGTCCCATTTGATTTGGACTACCTTAACAAAATTACCAAAGGTGGTCTCCCTAATAAGACTCTCAACATCGCTCTTGCTGGTACGGGTGTCGGGAAGTCTTTATTCATGTGCCATGTCGCTAGTTCCTGTCTCTTACAGGGGCGCAACGTTCTCTACATTACATGTGAAATGGCAGAGGAGAAGATTGCAGAGCGAATTGATGCCAACCTCCTTGACATCCCAATCCAACAACTCCAAGACCCCTTACTGACAAAACAAAAGTATCGTGCTAAGATGGATGTGTTGAAGAAAAAGACACAGGGTAAACTTGTTATTAAAGAATACCCTACAGCATCTGCACATGTAGGTCACTTCAAAGCACTCTTGAATGAGTTGTCATTGAAGAAAGGATTTCATCCTGAGATTATATTTGTAGACTATCTAAACATATGTGCTAGTAGTAGATACAAAGGCACGATTGTAAACTCATACACATATGTGAAAGCAATAGCAGAAGAATTACGTGGACTAGCAGGAGAGTATAACGTGCCTATCCTATCTGCTACACAGACTACTAGGTCTGGGTATGGTAATTCTAACGTAGAGATTACTGACACCAGTGAATCATTTGGTCTTCCTGCAACTGCTGACTTGATGTTTGCTCTCATATCTACAGAGGATATGGAAGAGTTGAATCAGATTATGGTTAAGCAGTTGAAGAATAGATATAATGACCCTACTGTATACAAGAGATTTGTGTTGGGTATTGACAGACAGAAGATGAGGTTGTATGATTGTGAGCAGGGTGCTCAAGACAACATCATTGATGCAGGCGATGCTCCTAAATCATTTACAGATACTAAAAAATCATTTGAAGGATTTAAAATTTAATGGCTGAATTTACTAACCAATTTGACCCTAAGAAGGGAGACCAAGATGCTGCTGCAGAGCGTATCAATAGTGCTGCTAGAGATAAAGTAGATGAGGCAGAAGAAAAAGTAAAAGCAACTGAGCAAGAGACTGCCAAGACACCCGAAGATATGGGTAAGAAGATGGGCACTGCTCCTCAGTCAAAGAAAAAATTAGATAAGAAACTAAAAGAGAAAGCAAAAGCAGAGAAGGAAGGTCCTAAAAAGTTTGAGGTAGACTTGGATAGGTATACTGAGTTTGTTGATAGAGTGACATCAGAGCCTAGTAAAGATTTCACAGCGTTGATGGAGAGATATGCAGAGTTAAAATCACAAGGTTGTAACATACAACGTCTTGATACTGCTGCATCAGGTATGTCTGCAGAAGCAGGAGAGTTTATGGAGATTGTAAAGAAACTAAAGTTTCAAGGTAAACCTTATGATGCTAAAAATAAAGAGCATCTAACTAAAGAGTTAGGTGATATCATGTGGTATGTTGCACAAGCATGCCTAGCACTAGACGTGAGGTTTGATGAGGTCATCTATACTAACACTCTCAAGTTAGCAGCACGTTATCCTAATCAAATGTTTGAAACTAATTACTCGGAGAATCGACAGCCAGGTGACATCTAGTGCAGTATATAATTCCTTCCAACTTAGGATGGTTAGAGAGTAAATTATATCCAGAGGAGATAAAACTTCTTTGGAATTATATTCTTGAAGCAAATGTAAATGCCAAACCTAATTTGGTAGGACATCTACATGAGAGTTTATATTTAAAAGATAAGAAGAATCAGTTTTTTGATAGGACATTAATACAATACTGTAGTCACTACGCATTTAAGTTTGGTAATCAAGGAGATAAGATACCAACTACAGGACAGCATCAGATGTGCTTGGAAAGTTTCTGGGTCAATAGAATGAGAAAGTATGACTTCAATCCTTTCCACAATCATTTTGGTGTGTATAGTTTTGTCATATGGTTAGACATACCTACAGATTATAGAGAGCAGTATGCAACTACCGAAGCAAATGACGGTGGCTCTGCATCTAATTTTGAGTTTATGTATACCAACATACTAGGAGAGATAACAACATATAAGTATCAACTAAGTGAAGAATCAAATGGCACTATACTATTCTTCCCATCTAAACTTATGCATGGTGTGTATCCATTTTATAACTGTGATGATGAGAGAATTTCTGTATCAGGTAATATAGCGATAAAGACAAACTAAATACTTGCATGGCAAACAAAATAGACACCGAGCCTCTCCTCGATGGAGAAGGTGTAGGTGCAGTACCTATTGGTAAAACCAACGCAGGATTCTTATACGAGAGTAGTCTTATTAAATCTCTAAGGAATCAAGGATTTACTGTGTCTGACCCTGCGGGTGCTGACTCTGCTAAAGCTGACCTTGAGTTAACAAAGGGAGCTAAGACAATTAAGTTTGAATTAAAGGAAAAGTTATCTGCTGACTTTTCTCAAATGAATTTTGATTTCAATACTACTCGTAGAGAATTTTATATTGATAAGACTAAACCATCAGCGCAGAAAGATGCAGCCAAAGTTATGATAGGTATTGCAGAGCAATATAGTATTATCCCAAAAGCAAATGCTCATTGGCAACCTAAAAAGAATATGCCTGCTAAGTTTACGTTGAAACCCAACTCAACACTTAAGGAACGTATGGTAGGATACAATCTAGACCAAAAAAGATTTAAAGATAAGTATCTAGGACAAGGATTCGGACCTGCGCAGGAGGTTGAAAAATATTACAACGCAAAAGATACTTATTATATACAGATAAAAGGAAAGGGTTTATATTATATGGGTAAAGACCCTGAGAAATATGGATGTCCTCGTTTCTCTGAATCTTGTGCTGACAGTAGTATTAGAATTCGTTTCAAGCCCAATAAGAAATCAGACGGAAGATGGTCATTCCTGATGGCACTTAAGATTGCTAGGCTCAGACCAAGTCCTATGGATTTAGATAGAGATGCGTCTTTTTTATAACCAGTTAAATAAGTGTCCACTACTCTTCCCATTCACCCCACAGTATAGTATAATATAGTCATGGCAAAGAATACCCACCTTGAGCATTTAGAAGATGATATATTTAACTCTGGTTATAACGGTGCTACTAATAGTATTAATTTTCTTATAGGTTTACGAGACATGCTGACCACAGGTAAAGGTGGTGGCAATACAAAGGTAACAGTTAAGTGGGACGGTGCTCCTGCTATAGTTTGTGGCAAA